ATCTGCGCCCACTGCAGCGTCTGCGCAATTTCACCGGCGATGCGCGTTTTGACGAATGCCGGCGATGTCGGAATGGCAGGCATGCCGGCGGCTTCCACCACCGCATCGACCCACTGGCGCATTTGCCGGTTCATGTTTTCCAGCCGGCCGAGATAGGTCCCGGAGAACCACTGGCTGAAGGTGCCCTCCTTCATGGCGCTACGCCGGGTAACTTCCGCCTTGCTCCACGAGTTGGCGATCGCCAGCTCCGCGACCTGCTCACGGATCGCGCGCCAGTCGTCGATGTCATCGACGTGCTTGGAAAGAAAGTCGATCGAGGGCTCGGGCTGTTCCCAGCCTGTCATCCTACTTGTGTCGACGTGTTTGTTCATACTAAGGTTCCTTTGTCTCACGCCCTTCAGGGCTGATTTGGCGGGCGGGGTTTGAACCCCGCCCTATTTTTTGGGAACCGGACTCATTACGTTTCGGCTCTGCTATTTCCGGTCGGACCGACTACTCTCCCGACCGATCCCCCTTCGGGAATTGGATGACCGCACGCTCGCCTGACACTCGGGACAAGGCGCGGGAAAAACTGTCTTCGAAGGCGCCGTCGTCGGCCGCCGGCTGCTGCTTCAGCGCCAGATTGCCGGTCGAGAGGCGGGTGATTTTCGGACGGAGGGGCTCCACCGGCTGCGGCGTCGCGGGCTCGCCTTTCGCAAGAAGTTCGGCGAGCTGCGCAGCCGTGAGGGCTGCGGTCGCAGCTTTTTCAGCGGCGACAGCCTTCTGATAGTCGCGGCGCATGCGGGCGTGCTGGCGAGCCGCCTCCTGATCGTCGAAGCCGGCGTCGGCGATGCAGTCCGCTTCGCAGATCAGGGTGTTCTTCAGGTCATAGACGCGGATCGAGCCGTGCAGGTTGTCCGGGTCGAAACGGATCGTCACCTTCTGGCCGGCATATTGGTTGAGTTCGCGGCTCCAATAACGGTTGCCGTGATAGTGGATCTCCCCACTGCCCTTCTGTGCCCGGATCACTTCCGAGGCGAGCAGCCAGAGCGAACGTTGCGCTGCTGTTGGCCAGCGCACGATCGCGCCCGCGTCGATGCTTGCCTGGAACGTCTCGTCGAAGCTGCGTCCTTTGCAGGTCTGGGACTTCCGGCCAGCGCGCGAATTGTGCTCGGCGATTTCCCGGGCGACATGCGCGCGGAAACCCTCTAGAGGAACTGCGCGGCTCCCGTAGTTCTCCGGTTTTGCATCCGGCTTGTTACCGGTATAGGCGCCGGCGCAATAGGGATGCTTGGAAATGTTCTCGGCAAGATCTCCCCAGGCGCGCTCGATCGGCTTCGACTGGCCGGAATACGGATTGGTCCAGCGCGGCTCGATGCCGAGGGTGACGAGCAAGCCTTCCGGATCTTCCTCGCGCACCTTGAAGCGATAGCGGGTTGCGGCGCCGCCGGAGATCCATTTCGAGGCAAAGGACCGACCGTTGTCGAGGTAGATGCGGTCGGGAATGCCGAAACGCTCGACCATATCGCCGATGACGAGGCGGACTGTCTCCTTGTTTTCGCTGTCGGAGATCCGCCATGCGACTATCTTGCCGGAATAGAGGTCCTGTATGCCGAGCAGGAACATTCGAACCGGCTGTTCCGACCATGGGACCGAAACGAAAACGTCCAGCTTGTGGCCGTCCATGTTGACCATTTGCATCGCGTGCAGGTGCGACCGGGTGCGCCGCTGGGCAGGATAAAGGCCCTTGGACTTCTCCTTGCCCTTGCGCGCAAGGTGCTGGACCGCTGCAGAGACTTCGGCGTCGAGGCGTCGGCGGAGCGACCGCTCGTGCGGTATCGGCGACCATCCCTGCTTTTGGGCGACCTTGATCAGGCGGCGATAGCAGGTGGAGAATTTTGGCGCCTCGGCGCGGAGATAATCCGACGTCAGATATTCCCACGCCTTCGGGTGGCACTCCGAGCGGCTGCGATCGTTGGTGTAGTTCGGCGCGAGCGCTGCGAGCCAGTCCTGGCGGTCGATGCCCTCGACCATGCGGCGCCACTCGTAGAGCGCCGACTTCTCGACACCGCCCTTGTTGCAGGCCATGAGGACAGCAGCCTTGGCAGACATGCCGGCGCGCTCAAGCTCATCGGCCATTTGAAGGGTTCTCAAACGGGTTTCACAGATTGTTTTCTGGTGCGCCGGCAACGCGTCGTACCGCTGCCAGAGAGCCTTCTTTTCCTGCGCCTTCAAATCCTTGTCGTCGTTTGCTGGAGCAGAATGGACGATCAGCAAGCGCGTTTGCGCAGACTGCGGCAGAAGTGAAACGTGATATTCCCAAACCGGCTTCGTCTTGCCCTTCACCCGCCGAGCAGTGGCCTCGTTCCCGCGCCACTTTGCGCGGGCCAAGTTGTCGAGGCTCTTCTCCGTGCGCGGAAGGTCCGGCAGGTTGGCCGCGATCAGCTCGGCTATGGTGTAGAACTGCTTCACGCTTATCGTCCGCGTCTTTTGATGTTGATGGGAGTGGACCGGAGCGCCTTCAGCTCCTGTGCGAGTGCTCGCTGCTCCTGTTGGAGCCGGGCGATCTCCGCCAGTCGGGCTTCGTCGCCCTCAAGCATGATCAAGCCATCTTCCGAGACGATCAGATCCCAAAGCCAGAGAGCGCCCGTTGCGCGTACGAAAGCCTTGAAACGAACGAGGCTGATGTCGTGGGAAAGCTTGCTCTCCGCCGTGTACGCATCGAGCGTCGTCTTGGAGAGGTTCGGCAGACCGAGATATTGAGCCATGCGAGCTGCGACGACTTCGCGGCTGTGGGGGCATTCCCTGATCGCCTGCGCCATCGCCCGCTTAAGCTTTGCGCGAAACCGCTCGATGTCGATGGTGACCGTAGCCTGACGAACGGGAAAAAGCGGTTGCAGGAAGAAGTCCAGCTGGGCGGGATGCTTACTCATCGCCGGCCTCGCCACGGATTTGTGCCATCAGGGCATCGGGTTCGTCGCCCAGGCCGATGTGAGCCAGGAATTGATCGCGCGTCTCCTCGCTGGCGTCTTCCCAGGCTGTAACGAGGCGAGAGAGAAGCGTTGCCTGCTCGACCTGCGCCTTCGACAGCTGCGGCGCAGGCTCGACGAGTGCGAGTGCCTTTTTCAGATCCGGTTCGGCGCGAAACGCCACGGCCGCCTGTCGCTGCTTCTGCGGCTCCATCTTGGCGATCTTCAGAAGTGCGGATTGATTGTCGGCGATTGGAGTACCGCGAACTGCCGCTCGGAAGTCAGGATGTACGTCACGAGCGATTTTGTTGAGATACTTCACCGCAGTGACCGATAAGCCCATCCGATCAGCTACGTGGCTGCTGAAGCCGCCGATCGCAGCCTCGTCTTGAAGTAATTGGGCAATGTTTGCCCTATTTCCGGGTCTACCGCGCTCGATCCTGCCGTGCTCTTTTTCCCAGACTTCTCGATAGGTCTGCACGAAAATGGCTCGATCCATCACTGACAGATCGTTTCGAAACAGGTTTTCCGTAATCTCGATGAGCTGGGCTTCGGCCTTATCGCCCTCGACGATCATCGCATCGATTTCGGCCTCTTCATTGATCTGCTCTGCCCGGATGCGATGGGCGCCAGCAACAAGAGTGTATTTGCCGCCCTTGGCATTCGGCGTGCTGCGAACGGTGATCGGGTTGATGAGACCATGCTCGACGATGCTCTGAGCAATCGCGATCGCATGCTCTTCTTCGACAGCGCGCAGCCGCTCCGGAATGACGATGTCTAAAATCAGGATGCGCTTGAACTCGGCCATTATGCGACTTCTTCTTCTGCTGTTGTCTGGAGGGTGATGAGCGCGCGGGCGCGCAGTGCCATCATCTTGTAGTGAGCGGCGAAACGCAGACTGCCGAGGCGGGCATCGACCGTTCGGAGCGCCCGGTTGATCGCTTCGCGAGAACGGTTCTCCGCCTCTACGACGCGGCGCTTCGGCCACTTCAATTCTGTGACCATCAGGTGCATGACGACCTGGCGCGCGAGCGCCGCATCGAACCAGTCGTGCGGCGGGTCGACGATTTCGCCAACCGCGAGATGTGGAAAGCCCTCGCGGACAGCAGCAAAGCAGGCGTGAAGGTGCGCGTGATAGACCGCGTTCTGGTCGAATACGTTCAAGGTCATGGCATCACACTCGCGAGCAAAGCCGCTGCTACCGCGATGAAGCCTGCGAACGTCACGCCGAAAATCAGGACCAGATTTGCAAGCTCGCAAACTGGCGAACGAGAGGGAATGAAGGGGTTGCGCATGTCTACGCCGCCGTGCCGTTTTGGCGTTGTGCCATCGTGGCAGGACGCTCATAGTTCTCGCGGGGTTGAGGGGATTTCCGCAGACCGGAGGCG